AGAGCCTCCGCCTTCTAAGTTTTCAACTCTAGCGTCTTTAGGAAGGCCTCCCCATACTTTATTAGCGCCTTTTTCTAGTTGTGAAGCTTTTGCGCCAATAATAACCGTAACCGGCGCTGCATGGTAATTGACAATGTCAGCAATGTCAGTAGCGGTTTCATTGTAAGAGCGATTAAGAGAAATGATGTCATGACAATCGCTAAGGCCCCAAGGAGAACCACTGATACGAACGTTTGCAATATGAACAATAGGAATAGTGCCAAGCGGATTAGGGCGAGAATCAATAAGCTCATCGTTAATGTACTCCTCAATAATGTCATCTGTCAGAATTTCTGTGTAAGTAAATACTTGACGTGTACCTTCTAAAGAAGTTCCCCAAAAACGATATTTTAGTTTAAAACGAATTAACCGTTCACGGTCATGGGGGTGAAACTCTGGAAAAGCAAAAGAAGAGTTAAGAGGAAGTATGCGTACACGACCTGGGTGGTTACGTCCAGCGGGGTCAACCCAAGCTTCTTCATAAGCAATTTTAACAAAACAGTCTCCAGATACGCCGCCCTGTTGCCCCATTTCCCACAATACTGTGGCTTTGTTGTTGTCAACTTCCCATACTCTTTCTAGTAAGTCAGGGACAATTGCTTCAGTTTGTTTAGGGCTTCTAAATCCAACACCTTTACTAAATGTAAAGTTAATAACAAAGTCAGTAAATGCTCTGTAGTAATTAAATGCCATTTGTGATTCGCCAACTTGACGGCGGTAAGAATAATGATGACCAAGATACATAGCCCAGTTAAGGGAATATCGGTTTAGTCTAGGACCGTGTACTTCAAACTCTTCGTCAGCTAGTTCTACTAAACCTAACGGAGATATAGAAATTGTTAAATCAGATGAGGCCGCCCTATACGACGGGGGTGAGAAGTCTACAGAGCTCACCTAGAATTCCTTTCATCTAAAATCATTGCTGAAGTCTACCACCTAAGCTAGCTAGTTTGGTTTAGCCACAGATTTAGTAACTTTTTTTCTAACATCTTTAATAATTGTTTTTTTAGTTTCTTTTTCTTTTTCTTGTTGCTTCTCTTGCGCTAAGTCTCTATTTCTAGGATCTATGTCTTTCTTAGATGCAACAAACTTACCCCCCATTTGTCCATAGTGTGTACGAACCCAGTGAGCGGCTGCAGGAGACGGATATTTAGAAAACTTAGATCTAGCTTGTACAGTGACCATGTTCCAAAGACGAGGGTTAGCTGGGTACTCTTGACCTTGATCTTTTTTTACTTCTTTACCTTTAATTAATGCCACTTTAAATCCTTACTAAATGGAGACGTCCCCGCCACGTATTCGCCGTAGAAACGGGGACGACCTTTGGTGCTTAGTTAGTCTTGTACGACTGCTGGATTTGATCGAGATACGCGTGAACCATCACGGAATTCTCTTTCAAAACGGTTGTCACCATGATCCGCGAATCCACCTTTAGAAAAATCACCTAACATTGCAGGTGCTTCTACCCATGCTGCAGAACCTACGTGAGCACGCTCGCGCATAGTTTCTTCAGCTGTTTTAGTGTGAACAGCTTTGTTACGGTTTGGACGACCTTCTGCAGGTGCATAACCTTGCATTGCTCCAGTTTCAAACTCTTGAGGAACATCAGTATCAGTTGCGATACCTTCCTCGAAACGTAAAGGGCCACGTTGTCCAGGGACAGCGCCTGCCATCTTACGATCATATGTATTTCCAACACGCTCAGGAAGCTGAGGTGCTGGTCCGATTGTTGATTCAGCCATTAATGACTCCTTATAAAGTGAGATTGAGGACCTCATGTAAAAGTGTTCTATTGTTTGCCTTAAATGTCAGCATAAAGTCTATTCTATTTGTAAAAGGGAGACGAGGTGACCTCAATACTTGGCATAGTTAGGTCCATCGTTAAGAAGGTTGCTATGGCAAGGCTGTCCGCATAGTCATCATGTGCATGGGCTTCCTCAGGGGCATGCGCTAAAAAGTTAGGCCCTTGAAACTTGGTTTCAAGATCTGCCATTTGTTGGTAAAACCTTTTCCAAGTTCTTAGTCGTCTTGTTTTGGCATGAGACGGCCAACCAATCATTTTTCTATCAATTAAGGACTTTAAATGCTTCCAACGTTTTGATTGCGCGGATGAGCTGCTGTCTAAAGAACGGACCTCAGCGTTAGGTAAAAGAAGTTTTAATCTTTGGGCTACCGCATCTCCAACACCATTAGCGTCCACTCCTACAGTCAAAACATCGTAGTTGCTTAAAAAGTTAACAATTTGAAAGTATTGGTCTTCCCAGTCATCATTTTGTATCTCTAACCAATTTAAGATTCTGTGATCAAAATAGCCAAACTCATCTGGCCTATCCCAGTCAACCCATACAACGGTTATGACGGTTGAGTCTATCTTTCGTGCAGGGTCTATTCCAACTACAACTGGGGATCTATGCCAAGCTTTTACTATCTCTTGCGAGGTGTCCCCCAAGTCATCTAATACGGAAGAGGTTATAAACATACCTCGTTCTAAAAGCCATTTACAACAATAAGACATCTGAAACTCATCAGAGTCTTCTCCAATTCTTAAAGTTTCTTTTCTTATAAACTTTCCATAGTTTTCATTAACCTTTGCAACGTCTCGCCAATCCCACTCAAAGTGGTTCTGTCTAAGGCCTCTACCTGTTTGTCTTCTTTTGTTTAATTGAATAGACCTATAAAAGTTGTTTTTACTCGTAGTAGGGGTGCCGGTTTTAACCATAGTTCCTGAGTAGTAAGCAAGCATTGGGCTAATAGACTTTGATACAACAAAGTCGTCTGCTTCTTGACACTCGTCAATAACAACAAGATGGAAAGACTTAGACTCAATCTTTGCTCTTGGGTTTGCTGTCATCATCATTAAAGTAGAATGTGAGTTTTTTAATTTAATTTGTCTAGTTACGCCTGGAACTTTTCCTATGCTGTCATCTATTTCGGGATCTCCCAAAATCTCTAAAGCTCTTTCTGAAGTTAACCTATTTATAGTACGTCCAAACAAAGTTTCAACCTGGCCTTCTACAGGCGCGAACATGCCTACCCAAAGTCCATCTTTAAATCTACCTAGTAAATCAGGATACATTTTAGCAAGGCGGGGTAGTAAGACCATAAGAGTGGCTACAGTATTAGCAATGGTTTCAGACTTACCAGACTGTCTAGCAGCAAGGGCGGTTACCTCTTCACCGTCATTAATAATAACTGATTCAATAATTCTTCTAGCTAAAGGTTCTTGGTATGGGTGCAGTTCGTGTCCAACAAGTGCTGACATAAAAGTCATGCATCGATCTATTAGGTTTTTAACAAACTCTTTAGAGAGCTCGTCAAGCTCTTCTGCTTCTTCTTCAACAAGAGGAACTTCATCTTCTAATAGTTCGTCTTCTTCATAAAACACTTGGTCTGACATAGGCTCCTAGTCTAGATTAAAACAGAAAGCCTGGGTGTTAAACCCAGGCTGTCCAGGCTAAGTATAGTACATAAAGTTAAAAATCTATAAAGTGGTATTCCTTCTTTTATGAAGTTCATTAATAACTGCATGTAGAGCCTCTGCTCCAGTTAAAGCCTCATCTAAAAACACTTTTTCTCTAGCTTTTGAGTATAAAGACATGCATCTACTAATCTCAGTTAATGCTTGATCTGTCCACATTTCTAGTTCATCTGTAGGTATCTTAGCAACACGTTTAGCTATCTTGTCTGAAAAAGGTTTTGTTTGAGGTGGTTTTTTAAAAAAACTCATTGTATGCCCCATCTGACGGTGCCCAAGCTTTTCGACCTTTTAGTGCATTTAACATTAATAAGTCTATATCTTCATCTGTTAAAAGAGTTGGGTCTTTTACCGCTTTTCTTAGTATTCCTAAAAACACCCCACGTACTGTAAACGGTACTTTTAAAACTAAACACTTGCCCCGTCTGTATGGCATTTCAGTTTCTTGTGTTGTTCCTATTTCTAACTTAGGTAATATGTCTTTAGATGGATAGTCTAGAACTCCAGCATATACCGGACCAAATGTTTTCAATGGTTACTCCAAATCTTTAGATAGGGACTCCATAAACCCTTTTAACTTCTGTAGTCTAGCGGATATGGTAGCTTGTTGGTTTAACTGAACCCTATACGACCTGTCCATACTTTTAATCTCCGCAGGGCCCATGTCATGCCACGAGTCTAAGCCAGAAGACTTTAAGTACTTTCCAGTAGAGTCGCTGTTCTTTAGCCCATCCCACATATCAGCAGCTACGCCTCGGTACTCCCACCAAGTGTTATCTCTAAATACAATTGTTAATGTTTGAGAGCCCTTTTCATATCCAATAGATAACGCCCTTGGCCTAGTAGGGTTACCTGTAGGGGCATCTAGAATTTGCGGTTCATTAGGTTGAATAACTTCATACGAACCATCAGGATCATCAGAGCTGGTACTAATTGCATCTTTAAAAGCGTCTATATCTGCTTTGGTAGGTAGAGCAGAGTCCGCCATTTTCATTTTAGTTGGGGCAGTTGCAGTTGGCTCGCTCATACGCATAGCAAGGTTTAGTATACGATTTTCGTTATCTGAACGTTGAGATGCTCTTATAGATGCTATTTTTTTATTTTTATTATAATTTTTAGCCATTGTCACTCTCGCACAAGTGTTCTTCAGTTTCAGTGCTTAATACTTTTTGATAACACCCACCACAAACTAACATGCGAACTTCAGAAAAGTTGTTTTGCGCAGTAGACCCTTTAGGAAAACTACTACCATCTTCAGGAAAGGCTGACTCGTAGTCTGATACAGACTTAGGTTCGTCAAAGATCTCTGGAGGAAAAGGACCTTTAGGGGCCGTAGCCGTTAAAGGAACCGGGTGAGGCTGAAGAGCCTTCACCCGGATAAGTTTCATTACTCTTCCTCTACTACTTCTGTTTCTTTTTTAGAAGACTTCTTAGTTGAAGTTTCGGACTCACGTAATGGAAATTCGTTACGAGCAGCTCGATCTCTTAACCAAGTTGGTAAACATGCGCCACAGTAGTCTACAGGATTAACTCCAGGATCTGAACAAGAATAGATTGCTGGGTTATCGCAGTTTACACACTTCATAAATGCTTATTTCTTTTTAGACTTTTTTGCTGCTTCGGCGGCTAGTTTTTTTCCAGCCTCTTTAGCAACGCCTTCGGCAATACGGCCGAATGCTGGATCTTTTTTATTTAACCAGCGAAGTGCTGTTGGGATAATAGAAGCCCATAGAGCGTTAGCTACAAGTAGCCACTCGCCTTGACCAAACTCAAGAGGTGATGCAATGTTTGAAGTTTGGGTAACAATCATTACTGCGCTAATAATTTGACCTACAAGGTTACGAAGGTACGATTCAATTGCTGCTTTATTCATTTTTCTCCTTATTCCTATTTGTACTTATTGAGAGTACTCAGTAACTATACCATTACCAGAGGAAGGTTTAGTGACTTGGTTTGAAGCACCGCTTACCGCGTCCATGCCTGCTTTAAAAGCCATTCCTTGAACTACACGTTTTCCGAGCTTAGACCTAGCGACACGGGTTGTAGCAGAGAGTACTTTAGGTCCAGCAACTCGAGCAACGGCTCCAACTGCGGCAACAACAGGAAAAGGCATGTATATAGTCTGTCAAGATACAGGCGGGATGTCAGCCTATTCTTCGGTCTCTTTTACGTGTTGGTTAAAGCTTCCACGCAGTTCAGCCACAGATTCTTTAGTTTCAGTGATGTCTAAGCGCATCCAGCCTATTTCTTTTTGAACCTGGTTGAGCACGTCTTTCATACTAGAGCCGCCATTGGGTTTAAGCTCACTTAATTCATTTACTCTTAAATCAGATAATGCTTTTTGTAAAAAGGATTTACCAAGCCATCCAAGGCCACCAACAATGATTGTTATTATACCTAGCATATAAGTAACAATTTCTAATATTTCAGACAAACTCATATATCTCCATTTATTAGTTTAATTAGGATATTAGTATTTGTTTTACATATAAAGTCGCGAATTTATAAAGTATACGCTCAATATGTACCAATTTGTCTAGTTAAACATAATTAATTTAAAATACTTTGTGTTTAGACTTGACATAAGGTGTATCTCTAGTGTTCGCTAGTAGTGCACCAACTGAAAAGGAGCAGAAATGCTAAACATCAGAAGGAGGTTTGCGGTGGCGTGTACAGTGCTTTTACTTACCGGACATATTCAACCGGCGTATGCACTGGACGTTGCGCCCACTGACCAAACCCAAGGCGAAAATGCCGAAAACTCTTTAGAGCGATACGCTCTTAAGAAACAGCTAACTGATGATGAGTTAGTTGACGTACTTCGTATAGCGGGCTTTGAGGGACCTACTCTTAAAGTTGCTTACGCAGTAGTTAAAAAGGAGTCTAACGGACGCCCCAAAGCGCACAATGATAATGTAAAAACTGGAGATAACTCTTATGGTATATTTCAAATAAATATGCTCGGAGAACTCGGAGAACAACGTAGAGAAAAATATGGGTTGTCTGATAACTCAGACTTATTTGACCCAATAACAAATGCTGAAATTGCTTATAAAATGAGCAATAAAGGTAAAGTCTGGACAGCTTGGAAAGTGCATAAAGGAAAATACAATGGAACACGGTATGAGGCTTTCTATAAAAACTTTATGGAAGTATGCTTAGTGCCCCTACCTTTACAAAATGATTTGTAACTGAAAGGAACAACATTTAATGGACAGTAAAGCCCCATATTTTGATGGCACACAAGTGTGTGCGCAGATGGATCCGGAGATCTTTTTTCCAATAAACCCTTCTGTAACCAAAGGAAATAAACGTATAGTTAAGTCGATTTGTGGCTCGTGTCATTTTGAAACAGAATGCCTAGAGTACGCTTTAACAAATGACGTAACGGGAATATGGGCCAATACAAGCGACAACGATAGGCGAATAATCAGAAGAAAGCGCAGACTACCCGCGCCACCTACCGTTAGTTCACTAATAAGCAACCTAGTGAGTTGATGCTTTTAACTAAAAAAGCCCCCTGCAGATGCAGGGGGCTTTTTGTTTGTGTTGAGGTTATGAAACTGTTGCGTAAGGTGTAACTGTGATTGTTGCTGTTGTAGCAACTGAAGCTGCGTTTGCGGCTGTTGACTGAGTCTTGATTGTTCCAGCAACACCTGAAAGACCAGCAACAGAAAGTGATCCTGTTGATAGGGTTCCTGAAGTTGCGGTTGTGTAAGAAACAGAGTTTGTAGCAACTGCTGTAACTGTGAACTCGCCGTTTAGTGCGGTATCTGGAGCTGCAAGAGATGCAACAGTGATCTTTGTGCCTACTGGGTATTTAGCACCAGCACCTGTTGAGGTGATTGTTGCTGTTGTTCCAGTACGTGCCACTGCTGAAATTGTTGATACTGCGTTTGCTGCAGCTGAAGCTGTAGTGATGTTTCCTGTTTCGTAACCAGCGTCACGAAGAGCATCAATAGCCAAGGCTGTTGTTAGACCAAGAACGTTTGGTACTGAGATGTAAGCAACACCTGAAATGTATGCTCCGTCTCCTGACGCAAAGTCTGGGAATCCAGCATACTTTGCTTCTGCCACATTGTGGTTAGAAAGTGTTGGGTTTAAGCGTGAGCTTGGGTATACGGTGTATCCGCTCCATCCGTAGTTTCCAGTTGCATTTGCTGCTGATACTACTGTTGATGGTGCAGTTGTGTAATCCGCTGTGGATGTACGTTCATCGTTTGGTTGCATTGGGAAATTGCCCCAAGCAAAGTCAACGAATACGTTACCAGCGGTATCAAGAAGATTACCGTTGTTATTTGTTGCCATTATTTTTACCTTTTTCCTCTAGAGTGGTTAATCGCCTGATCGGGGCGCATTACTAGTATCTAAGAAGATTTAAAGTATGTCAGCGCTTAATAAAACGTTTAAACAGCCTTTTTAGAAGAGATTTAAAAGATGCCCACTTAGCCTCTATCTTTCTTTCTATTTGAGCCTCACGGGTTTCTGGGTAATGATTTGACCCAAAATAGGGAGCACTTACGTGTTTATAATGCTCATGAGGGGTCATAGTTTAATTGTAATTCTTTTTAACCCATTTTAACTTTTTATACGCGCCATAAAAAGGAAACTCTTTAGGCCTATATTTTTCCCCCGCCCTTGACAACTCTTGTAACTCTTGATCATTTTTTATATCAAACTCACTAGCCCAATTAGCTCTTTGTATCGGAATTAATTGTATAAAAGGCGTTCCTTTTGGAACAATTCCGTTATATCCTTTTTTAACAAAAAAAGGCATCCTACCCACAATGTTTGAAGCGTCGGAATCTATAATTCCTGAAGTTGATAAAAATGGTAAATCGTATCTATTTAAAGGTGGAACAAACATGACGCTCCACCCAGTAGGCGCATCTACACCCCACATGGTTTGCCAATGAAAATGTTCTTTGTAGTACCCTTCAGGGTGGTGAAACCCTTCCATAGGTTCCCTAATACCAATAAAACCTGTAAAAGCAGGATCCGTTACTCTTACAGTGCACCCATTATCTGTAGATATGATCTCTATATCACAGGGTAAAGTAAAAACGTAACCACAGGTCATGGCATCAAAAAATGGAACACAGCTTTTAAATGTAATTGGAGGACGAGCCCCAGCCTCAGCCCCTTTAATAAGTTGATCTTTAGTTATACCTTTAGGCATAAGTCTTGCTTTTTTGTACCACTCAGGTAAAGCAGATAATGCTGTAGTGGGTCTTAAATCTTCGTTTAATGCACACTTAGGGTCTGCACCAATAAAACGTAAAGTTAGTTCCATCAATAATCTTTTTTTCTAAGTTTACCATTTTCTGTTTGAAACTTGTCATCCCAGGCAAACATTGTAACTGCTGAGTATTTTACACCTCCGGTAACTGGCATAGCCTGATGTCGATAAGCATAGCTAGATGGAAATAAAAAATGGTCTCCTTTTTCTGGTTTTACTGTTAAATCAAACTCTTCAAACCTAAGTTCTCCACCCTCATAATCATCGTTAAGGTATAGCACTGAAGAAAGGGTACAAGTAAAGTTTGGGCCATCATCTGGATGAGTTTTAAAGTATTGACCCTCGCCGTACCTAACAAAGTTAATAACTTGTTGCCATGTACAATACACCTCATGTAAGGGCTCGTAATGAGACTTACAGCTGTGAATAGCGTCGTTTACGGTGTTATAAATAACCGCAAGTTCTTTATTTTTAGAATTAATAGGCCAAACGTCTAATTTACCAACTTTAAAATCAACACACCGCCTATGATCAGTTATTTGATTATCCCCAACTTTTGCTAACGACCATTTCCTATAGCCAGTTCCATCTACTAATACGTCTTCTAATAGTTTAGGAATATCTATATCATCAGGTATAACTTTTTTGTATAAATAAATACAAGGGGCTAGCTTTTCAAATTTAAACTCCATATAGTTTTCCGTTCTTCTATTTATTGTGCGATAGCATTCTTTCTGTAAAATAAACATCGTAAGGTTCAACGCTTATATTATATACAACAACTCCTTCTTTATAGTGATGGCGGGTAATACTATCAATAGCAACAAACCTTGTCAATGGCTCGTCTAGGGACCCCGCTATAATAGGCAAAATATTAACTGGAACGTTTAAAGCAAGAACCTTGTCAGTTTCTTTTACAAGGTGCGCTTGAACAAATTCGTATTCATTATTGCGCTCTACTAGTAAAGGGTGCTCAAACGAGTACATTTCATCATTTATTTCAACTAAGTCTTGAACTTTTATAGTATTTATTTTAGTTATTTTAGTTGCATTAAGTGATTTTACTGTAAAAGATCCGCTTAACCAATACTTATAGTTAGACTTATTTTCATCTAAATCAATTTCTTCCACGTCAACTGACACTAATTCGTCCCCAGTAATTAAGTCACGAACTTCAATAAGTTTATTATTTGGTGTCCAAACTTTAGTAGTCCCTAATAAACAAGGACCACTAGTTCCACCTTGGTAAGGGTCGTATGAGGGTGGTGCAACATAAGGTGGTGCAACATAAGGTGGTGCAACATAAGTTGGGTCCCCCAGCCCCCACCAACCCTCCCACCCAGGTGGAATATAATATGGATTCCAAAAAACCGGTAATCCCCAAAAACCATCTACCGGTGGACCTGGTGGTTCTGGTGGTGGCGGTGTAAAACCTCCGCCAAATCCTGGATTGAATCCAGGATTAAAAGATGGTTGAGATGTTACATAAGTAATTGTATTTAAAACAATAGTTTGGCCAGGTTCAGCAAGCTCGTCAACTGCTGGAGATTGGGATTGAACGTACCCACCTGAAAATCCATTATATGTAGTATCTGTAGAGGTAGTGTTTACTTTTGAAACAATGTAACCCAAGCTAGTTAAAGAAGCTGAAGCTGTGTCGTAAGCTTGGCCCACATAAGAAGAAAGTTTCTTAGCAGCAATCTGCCAAGTTCCATTTACTTTTACGTAGACTACATCTACTGTACGCCAAGTTCCAGCAATCTTTGCGTAACCTTGAACAAAATTGCGCCAAGTACCGGAAATCTTACTCTTAATAGACATCTGTTCTCCTAAAAATTAAACGTATTTAAACCAGATGTCTCCATCAATTCCGTCTGTTGAAATTGGCGCTGATAAAGAAGAGAAAATGTTTCTTCGTCCCGCGTTGTTAACTCCAAGTACAAAAGGACCAGTAACTTGAATCATTAGGCGACCTGAACTCCGGCAACGATAATATTTAAAGCTGCAGCAGTTCCAGCCTTAGCAACAATAAAGTCATTAAGCTCTAAAACTTGGCTACACTTAAAAGTAAGGGTAGAGTTTCCAGCAATTGTAATAGCGGATAATACTTCATTTGTTCCAGAAGCGGATCCTCCAGAGGGAACTAGGTTTACAGTAACAGTAGCTGAGTTAGCTGTGGTGTTATTAACTAGTATTTCTTTAATTACAGAAACTACTGAGGTTGAGTGTAGGTTGCCATTTATATCCTTTCTAATGAGATTATAGTACAGTATAGGGGTTAGTTATAGCCGTGCCAACCACGGCCAGGGTTTTTATAGGTCTTAATGCTTGGGCGCTCCTGTTGGTTCATAAAAAGCTTTCTTAGCCCAAAACGTGAGTCCCTTATAGTAATTAGTTTGTGTTGAGCTTGCGTTTTAAACTCAGATACTCGGTTCAATTATTTTCTCTTCCACTGTATAAGGTTTGTTTTTATGCCAACAACCGCACTACCAGCCCGAGTTATGGCCTCACGAAACTGCCTAGGAGTCATAGTCTTCTCTTGAGCGCGAAACTGAGCTAAAGATTGAGTTTCGTAATCCTCTTTAGGGCTTAGATTTCTTTTGGGTTGAAGCTGCTTGCCAGGTCTTTTTTTCACCACCGTCAGCTTTCTGTTTAGGTTCTTTAGTTTCTGAGTATTTTACAGATCCCAAAGTAGTTTTAATTTCACTAATTCCTTGGCCTTTAAGCGAACCAGCTGACCCAACCATAGTGTTATGGGCTTTAATGTTAGCGTTACCTTTTACTCGCTCAGCGTGAGCGGTTTCTTTTCTATTTAATTTAGAAGTATGCTCGGCGCCACGTTGTCTTCTATTTTCTTTAAGCTCGCTCATTCTGTCAGAAATCCAAGCAGAGTGCAGTTCACCCTGTTGCTTATGCTCGTGCTCAGCTCTCATAAGGTTTAATTTGTTTTGATAATCTTGTTCTGACATTCCGCCAGAGGAGTTACCTAATGCTTTTCTTGCTATTGCGCCTAAAGCTAGGCCAGCTATTCTGCTGCCCATCTTGCTACTGGAACCCGTATTTTGGGCTTTTTTAATATGATCAAAAGTAGGCATGTTGAAAGTTTATACTAGTTTTACCGCTTTGTACCTTTAACGGGCGCCTATTTCACTCATACAACCCCTAAATCTTCAAAAGCGTCTATAGCATCATCAATGGTTTTAGTACACTCACTTGTACAGTTATTGCAAGCCTTACACATTGAGTCAACTCCTACTTACCTGATTGTTTACGTTTTTCTGCTAGTGCTGCAAAGTCTTTAATCTTGGTTTCGCCCATATAGCCCCAAGCATACCCGTCGGCAATAAGAGAATCGTTAACCGACACATCAGACCCATCAATGTATAGCCAACCTAAAATACGTCCATATTTTTCAGTTGAATCTGGCTTTTCTGTTTTAATAACAATAGATTTTGCTTCGTTAAGTATTTTCTTTAATCTTTCTTTTACCTCTAAACCTAAGGCCTTTTCTGCTTTATCTTTTGTTCTAGACTCTGGGGTATCAATTCCAGCAAGGCGTACTCGTGAATAAAAAGAGATATCAAACCCTAAGTCAATATCAACATCAATAGTGTCCCCATCAACAACTGCGGTAACCTTTTTTACGCGGTACTCATACATTATTTAGATACCTTGTAACCCTTTGACTTTAGTAAATCAATAGCAGCCTTAACATCAGATGCTACAGACTTAGTTGCTGGTGCTGCAGAGGTTGTTGCAGATGTTGATTTTACTGCGCCAAACTTAGGGCGACCAAAGCCAACAATTGAGATCATGACCCCAGCCTTGTTCTTTTTAAAAGCACGAAGTTGCTTGCAAACCTCACCACCATTACGTTGGCTTCCTTTTTTCTTTGAAGTAGTGTTTCCTTCAATGCACCAAACGGTTCCGTCTTCATTGTCTTTTACAACAATTCCTACATGTGAAATTCTATCAACACCGTCTGAAGGAAAATCAAAATAAACAATATCTCCTGGCTCTGGGTCTGCTACGTCTCCGTCAACCCATGAACCGGCTTTTTTAAAAGCCTGTGCTCCACTTGGAGTGTAAACAGTGTTAGGGATTTTTACGCCAGCCTCATTTGCACACCAGTTAACAAAAGAACCGCACCATGGTTGGAAGTTAGCCTTTGTGTAAGCGCCATACTTTGTTTCGTTATCTTTAGGACCTTCAATGGTTCCTAGCTCTGCTGTAGCGACCTCGATTAAACGGGCTGCTGTTCCTTGTTCTGCCATAGTTATTTCTCCTTAGTGACTTATTAGAATGGTGGTTGAGGCCATACTATGTAGTAAGGAAAGCCCTCTTGGTCTGTGACGTCTATTAAATCTTGACGATAACGCATCAATGCACTGCGCTGTTCTTCGTTGTAACTTTCCCAATTCTTATAATTCTGAATTCTTTCCATTAGGTTTGCAAGCAAGCCGTCTCTAACAGAAGTTTCAATACTTATAGCCAGTTCTCTATCGTTGCCTGGCGGATGGGAATTATTGCCTGGTGGAGTAGGTAGAGGTGCAAATGGATCTGCCATTACCTTTTTCTCCTCACAAGAACAATCGACTTTTTTACTTAATCTGTTGTGCTGCCAAGCCATCCAAAGATTCCAACCAAACATAATTACCATAAGAACCCACATGGCTTCCATATCAGTAATAGGAGACCCTGTTGTTAATACAGGATGTTCGTGAGTCATTATTTATCCCAGTTAGTATCTACTGCCTGTTCTTCTGGCATTGCTCCATCTGGCTTCGCTGCCAAACGTGCTGCTGTAGCGTCAATTTCTGCTTCAAGTGTTTTATCGGCTGCAGTGTTTTTAGCATCCATCTCTTTGTTGGCTAACTGTGATGCCATAATGTCCTTAGCACCAGATGAACCAATTAAGATACCTGCAAGAGTTCCTGTAATAAATGTTGCAATACTTCCTAATACGTTAAAGAACATTTTGTCATTCTCTGACTGTGCTCCAATTGGCTGTGTTACAAATAAAAGGCCGTAGAGAATACCTAATGATGTAGCTAATAAAATTGTTCCCAGCATTACGCCTAAAATAAACTTTAATCTAGCATCTAATTCTTGTGGCGTTAGGCGTACTTTACTCATTTGGTGCTCCTTGTTTTAAACTAGGGGTTAAGTCTACAGGACAACTACCACTAGCCGTACAAATGGGAGGTTTACATTCGGCCGTTTCCCAATTAGTTGGGTCTTGACAAGGGTATCTAAAAGACCCGTCATAGCCGCATCCTGTTAGCACTGATGCAGATAAAGTTAAAATTAGTAGTTTGCGTAGCATACAACGTAGTTTAATCGTCTTTTGGGTTTCTTAAAGGGTAAGTAACAGCCCAAGCAACTAAAGTTCCTATAATTGCGTATCCAACAACTGTTTTTGCCGACCCGTCTAGAACAACCCAGGCAATAAACATGCCTAGGAGTGTCCAAAGCTGGTCAATCATGTCTTTAATAATCTTCATGGTTTACGTCTCCTAGTTCCTTTTAGATCTCCAGAGGCTCCTCCGCCTCCAAAACTTCCTCCACTGCTTGAGGTAGACCCTCCAACAGCAGCTGTTGCGGCTCCCACCGCGTTTAGTGCAGCACCACTAGCAATAATTGCAGCGACTACCATTTCTTGTGACTCTTCTCGTTCTTCATCGGACATATCAGCGCCAATACTTCCAATGGCTTGTAGCGCTTCCCCTGGATCGCTAAAGATTGCGCCAATTAATTCGGAAGGGTTCTCTAGTAAAACTAAAGCCGCAGCTACGTCTGCTGTAATTATAACTTCGTTACCGCGTTCATCCTGCCTAACCTCAACTGGGGTCTCTGAAGGAAGGTCTTTATATTCAATACCCGCCTCTTGAATTGCTTCTTTTGTAAGAGTTTCACCTGGAGCAACAGACTCAATAAGGGCCTCTGCTACAAGTTCTTTTTCATCAGAAGTAAACGTTCCATCTTCAGCAAGCGTTTCTGAAAGGTTATTAACCTCAGCTTGGGTTATCTCCCCATCGGCAGATAAAGCATCTAAAATTAAATCTTCTTCTGCATTAGTCATAGGTCCATCACTCAGGGTTTCAATTAACGCGGTAGCTTCAGCCTCTGTAACCTCTCCATCAGCCATTAAGGACTCAATAACAGCATCTGCTTCTACAGCGGTTAAATTGCCATCTAGTAGCACGTCTTCCATTGTTTCAATTATCTCTTCTGGTGTGGTAGGCTCTGAGAATGGTTCTTCTAACTGACTTTCTGGCCCTGGCTCTTCTAACTCTGGTTGTGGTATTTCTTCCACGGGTTGTTCAACTTCCTCAAGAGGCCCCTCGGGCTCTACGGGTGGCGCTTCGGGTTCTACCGGTAGTTGTGGCTCTTCTATGGGTCCTGATGGCGTTTCTGTATAGTAGTCAGTAATAACA